CATCCATGAGCTGATAGTTCATGAATTCTTTAACTCTGTTTGATTGTTCTTCTCTGGCTCTGTCTGCAAGTCCAATTATTCTTGTGTGTACTGGACCGTTAGCCGGTAATAATTCTTTGTAAGCTTGTGCTTGAAATTGTGTAACCGCTTCTGCAAGAACAGGATGCGTTGCACCACTTGCTCCTTGAAAAGGTTGAGTTGGGTTTTCGTATTTAAATCCTAAAAGATCTAAACCTTTTGTATAACTATCTTCCCATGCTTTTCTAGAAGATTTATATTGCATGTAGTTTGCTGCAAGTTCAGAACCTAATTTACCTAAAACATCTTCTGGTAATAGTTCTGCTAAATTATCAAAGTGTGATTCTGTTCCTGGTTGATTAACTGCTTCAGGATCAAAATTAATTGTTGCGCCACCATCTTCTTCTTGTGTTACTTGAATATCATCAGGACCAACTTGTTCGTCGATGGTTTCTTTTTCCATCTCTAAAACTTCTTCTTCTCCTGGTACTTTAATTTCAGTCTCTACGTTTGGTAGGGCTTTGTCTATATCTGCCATTTATATTCTCCGAGTTCTTGATTGTTGTAGCTTGTTTTGTAGGAACATTCAACCCCTGTGAGTCGGGTCCCTTCAAAGGAGGGATTTCCTTCCATTTGACGTGTTGCATATTTATCACAAGTGTTTTATTTTTCATTATTTAAAAAAATCCTCATCTGATCTATCTTTACCAGTAAATAATTTGTAGCCTTGATAACCAAGTGTTCCAAGTGTTGCTAGTCCTGCACCAATAGACAATGCAGGTAATGCAGCTGTTCCTGCTAAACCTAATGACGCTATTCCTAATAGTCCTCTTGATGCTCCGGCTTTTGCTAAAGCTTTAACCCCAGGATTCATAAATGCTGCACCTAAATAATTTAATGGGTTCGTTGCAATTTCTTCTGCATCTTTACCTGCTCTAATATCTTGTGCTACATAACCAGCTGCTGATGGTAGTGCTACGATCGGTGCACCCAATGCCCATAAACCTTTTCCAAGTACACCTTTGTTTAAACCGATTGCAGACATAACTCTTCCTCTACCTCCCGGTAATGGTCCAGTTTCTCCAACACCTCTAGCTCTTTGATAAACACCTTTTGCAATCGGTGCAGTTAATCCTGCTGCTCCAGCAAGTTCTACTTTAAATTGATTATCTAATAAAAGATTATTTTCAACATACTCACCTCTATCTTCTACGTCAGAGATAATCATTCCTTCCATCTGACTATCGTTAGTTAGATATGTACTAGGATCATCATTTTTAAATTGTTTTACTAACGCACCAGCTCCAGCGCCTGCGGCTACGGTACCAAGGCCCAGGGCAATCTTACTTGCTAAGCCACCTCTAAGTAAATTTGGATTTTCTTTTAGTGCTGTTAAAAATTTAGTTCCTGAGTTTTTAATTTTATTAAATGCACCGCCTGCATTAGATTTATTAATTTCTTGCGCTAATCTTTTAGGGTCTTTTTCAAGTGCATCATTAACCGCATCTACGCATTTTAATGCTGGTCCGCCATTAGCTCTTCCTTTAATTATTGATAGTTCACAAATGTCACCACCTGCTCTAGCGTTAGCTTTTGCATCATTAATAAACTTTATTCCTAATTTTTCTGTTAAATCTTGAACTATGTTTGGATTTACTTTAGCTGCGTCTTTAAATAATTTTACAGTTTCTCTTTTTGCTACACCAAGTCCTTTACCCGGAGTAACACTTTTTTGAGCTATACCTAAACCTTCTTGTCTTGCTCCTATTTTTTTTAATTCATAATTAGCAAGTGCAGAAGAAATTTCTCCTCTGTTTAATCTATTCATAATAGTTGCAGCCTGAGTATTTTTTATCTGTGTTAACAATTGAAAATTTTTAGTCGGTTCTTTAGAAATTAATTCTTGATGCTGTAAAGTTAAAGCATTATTTTTAAAAGTTTTTATTGAAGCATTTCTATCTGTAGTAAAAAAATTATATATTTCATTATATGTTGGAACTCTTTCATATTTTGAAAAATAACTACCTAATAACTTATCTGGAGATTCATACTTAAATTTTTTTGCAACTTTGAAGAAACCTTGCATATCTGCATAGTCAGGGTGCTGTGTAATTACTTTTCCTGCAAGAGCACCAGATTTACTTAAATTATAATCAACATGTGTATATAATTGATTTTTTCGAACATCGTTTACACCAACAAATTTATTATTTTTATCAAACACAGTTGTGTAAGTTCTTTCTTCTAATGGTATGTTTGCTTTTTCTTGCCTTTCCGCGGCAATCTTCATGTAGTTAATTAATCTGTTGGCATCTTTTTCAGGATAGTATCCTTGTCTTGGTTTATACTTGACGTCTTTTCTTTTTAACCCTTTCATTCGTAGTGAAAGTTTTTGTTTCTGACCCGACGTTAAATCAGTGTACTCAGCTAAAGTGTAGGGTAATCCAGTTCTTGGATTAATTGGTTTTTTCTTTTCTAATAATTCTCTAGTTTTAACATTTATTCTTTTTGACAATCCTTCTTTTTTAAAAAAAGATGTTGTTTCACGAGGATTTTTTTCGTTAGCATATGCTTGTTTAATTCTTGATTTAGCTTTTTTATCTGCTTCCTCCCACTTATTAAAACCTTCGGCTTTAATATATTTTTTATATTTTCTATTTATTTCTTTTGAACTAAGTCCTCTACCTGTTTCTAATTTTCTTTCTGCAATAGCGTCTAATGCTTCGTCCATTGTGTCAAAGATACCATTTCTACCATTGTTAGATGTCAGCGTTCTAGAAAATAAATCATCTCCCGTAGATTTATAGTTTTTAGTAAATAAATCTCTTACAATGTATTTTCCTTTAAATTCTTTTTGAGTGCTTAAAAATGGAGCTTGAGCCATTAGACCTCCAGGATCTTAGCTAGTCCGCCTTTTGCTGCTTTGAAAGGTGATTTATACGACTTCATAGAATTTAAAAACATTTCAATTAATTCATCAACTGTTTCTTTTCCAGTTAATTTTACACCACCACCAATAAACATTTCTGCTCGTTCATAATCGATTTGATTTTTACCAGGAATTCTAATTTTATTTATAAATTCTGCAGCTTGTAATCCTTGCGGCATCTCAGCAATGTTATCATACATACCATAGCTTCCTGGACCTGATGTATCTCTTGTTCTAATAAATTTCTCAATAACTTTTTTATCAACGTCTCCTAAAAATTTTTCAGTAATTGGTCCTGTTCTAAATGTTTCTTCTTGCTTAACAAGATCCACATCATCAGCACCTCTTTTAAACATATTTGCAATACCTGAAAATACGCTTTTACCTAATTTAAAACCGGCTCGACCACCATCTGCATAATCTAAACCTAGTCTTTTCTTAATCTCTAATATTCCGTCAGGAAACTTAGCTGGATTTTTTAAAACTTGATTTAGCATTTTAAAGTATGCTGTTTTCTCCGGACCTACCATAGTTCTATCCATTGCAAGTTCTCTAAATAATCTTGTAATATCTTCTGCCTCTAAACCATATTCACGTAGTGCTTGGTATCCCATTTTTTCTCCTGCATCGACAGATTTTTCAATAGCTTTTGCTTTTTTCATAAGACCGAAAGCTTTACCTGCTGATTTGCCAAATCTAAAACCAGCTCGACCACCGTCTGCTAACTCATCTATAAATTTTGCAGTCATTCTATCAAACCTTGGATTGTCCGGTCTTAATCCTGCAGCGTCTGTTACGTTTTCTAAAACTCTATTTGTAAATTTTACAATATCATCACCTGTTGCACCTGATGGAATCATTTCTGCAATTCTTGGACCAAAGTATTTTTCAACTAATACAATTGGATCTCCACCAATTCCACCACCACCTTCGGTGATAAATTTTACATCTTCTGCTGATATAACATTATTTAAATTTGTTTTACCGAATGCAGCTGTTCCTACATCGTATTCATCTTTTTTTAATGCTTCTAATAAAAATTCTCTAGCTGATGAACGTTTAGCTGGTATGTCACCTCTGTTAGTAACAGTAGACATAATACCTTTATCCATCATTTTTTTAACTTGGTCAGCTAGATCAGGATCTTGTATTCTAAGTTGTTTAATTGTTTCTTCAGCTGATTGAATTGGTGCTGCAATATCATCGGGTCCGCCACGTGAACCTGGAGGCGGTAGATCGTCTACAGTATCGAAATACCCTTTACCAAATTTTCTATCTACAAGATCTTGAATTATGTCTCCTTCACTCTTTGTATAATTTTGAAGTTCATCTATTGGTTTTAATTCTTTTAACTTAGCTGCTTCCTCTGGAGCAACATATCCAAAATCATCTGCCATCAATCTAAGTGATGCTAAACCTTCTTGGTCCAGGTTCCTGGTCCCTGTTGCCATGTCCGTGATATTTGCGACTTGTTTAGGGTAATAAAATTCTTCTAGCTTTAACATATTATTGTAAAGCTTAGTTGCTTGAATATCGTTTAGTTTGTCGGCAGTTAAATAACCTAGTGGACTTTTTAATTCTTCTAGTATTTTTGATTTACCTAATGCTCCTACAGCTTCCATGTTAATGTCCATCTCAACGAATGGCTCTGGATTCTTACCGGTACCTAGAAAAGTAACATTGGATCGGGAACCAAGGACATCGTTCATATTTCCACCTAGTTTGGAATATAATTTTACAATGTTTTCTACTAGTTCTTTTTTAGCCATAATACTTTACATGTCCCCGTACGATTGGATCATCTTTGTAATCCTCTGGGTGTCTGATTAATCCACCCTGTCTAATTCTCATAATGGCTTGTGTCGTACTATCCACATAGTCATCATATTCTCCAAATGGGAAAGAGGCACATTCTTCAACGACCTCTTGTGCAAAATGCTCGTGCATAGGCGCCCATATTTTTCCACTCTCAAAGAGCGGAGCTACGGAGTTTAATCTTGTATGTTTATCATTTCCTTTTGATGGTGTAAAGTTAATAACCGGTATATCCATTTGTCTTAACTCATGAGTCAGAGGTAATCCTGTGGCTTTTGCTTCAATAATTACCATGTCAGGACGCCAGTCTTGATACTCCTCTAAAGCTACTCTACGTAGTTCTGGAAAGTCATATCTATCTTTAAACGCGTTAAGTAAGATTATGCTTTGTCCCTGGTCCTCGGTCGTAAAGACTCCCCACGTGGTTATAGCTGAAAAGTCAGCTGTTGTTTTTTTAGTAAACGCTGTATCGTATGATTGCACTATATAATCTAATGGCGGTGGATATTTTTCAGTCCAGTCTCTCCACCATTCTCGTTTTAAGATAGCTCCTTCTTCTGCCGTTGGCATCTGCATATATTGTGCTAGCCAGTTACTAACTGGTATAGACGCTTTGGTCTTAAGTAATTCTTGGCTTGTCCAGTATTCAGGCCACACGGGTTTTCCATCAGGGAGCAGGGCTGGTAATTCAACAACCTCCCACTGATCAGATCCTTCCTCAGATTGTGCTTTTAATAATTGACCAGTTATGTCTTTAGTAGACCAACGAGTCATTACAACTACGATTGCTCCACCGGGTTGTAAACGTTGTCTAGGTCCTGAAGTATACCACTCATAAGCTTTGTCAAAACCTTCTTTGCTCATTGCGTCTTGTTCTTTGTGTGGGTCATCAATGATTAATAGATCAGCACCACGACCTGTAATTGCTCCACCAACACCGGCTGCAAAGTATTCACCGCCTTGTTCAGTTTTCCATTTCCCTGCTGCCTGACTATCTTCTTGTAGTCTTGTGTCAAACAATTCTCTGTACTTTGATTCATCCACTAAATTTTTAGTTTTACGACCAAAGTCAATTGCAAGATCTGCTGTGTGTGTTGCTTGGATTATTTTTAATTTTGGATTCTTACCAATCATCCATGCCGGGAGTAAGTATGAAGCAAACTCCGACTTAGTATGTCTAGGCGGCATGTTAATGATCAGTCTTTTAATTTTCCCCGTAGCGAGGTCATTAAATTTTTTATTAATAATTTTGTGGTGGGACCCCTCTATAAATTCGGGCCACACATACTTAACAAAACTTAAAAAATTTTTTGTAATATTTGGTCGGGCCTCATCCAATGCTACGCTTCGTTCAAGTTCAAGTAGTTTAGCGCTTTCTTCTGGGGTCAAACCCTCATATTTTTTTTCTAAAATTTTTTCGTTTGGCATATCTTCAATATGTTTTCAAAACTTATAGCATAATCGTCTAAATCTTCAACTTTAGTGACAACTTAGGATCCCTTTTTATTTTAGGGGGGGTGGGGTCTTTGCTTTGCGATTGTAGTGTTGCCTGGGCCTGGTACCTCTATGGGTGGGCCCGCCCGGTCTCCTCATAATAAAATTTTAGGGGTATGCAAAAACTGCAATGCTGTTCTTGCATACCCTATGGGATATTCTGGGTTAGTTCATCTTCCTCTCTCTCATGCTTACCCAATCTTTAAACTCGTTTGAGTCCATGTTCTTATCCATAAGATAAGGCAACATTAACATTGCCATTACGTGTGCCATAAATTTATAATCAAACTTATTAACACCAAACTCAACTCGGTTTATTTTTTCCTGTTCATCTTCTGCATTGTGAATAAACAATGCCATCTTAATTATGTCTGGTTGTAAATGATATGGATAACCAACATCACTATCAAACTCAACATCAACATTATTTTTTTTAGTCATTGTCGCCCTCCTGTATTGTGGTTCTTGTTGCCATGTATGGTACTCTTTCTGGTGTACCACTATTCCAATTATACCTACTACTTTCATATTTTTCTTTTACGACTTTAATAGGTGTTTCACTCGGTTGTTTAACTGGTCTTATGTTAGCAACTTCATTTCTAAACTTATTTAAGAATTGAAACAAACAATTATTATTACAGAAATATTGGAAAATACTATTTTCCATATAACTACTATTAACATTTATTTTAACAGTTCTTAAAACTTTATTGTTTCCAGAACCACGAACCCTTGATTGCGTTTTAATCGTATGACAATCTGGATTATGACACCAATTATGCGTTGCCATTAGTTCCTCCTAACTTCTCATAATAACCTTTAGCCACTAAATAATTGTATAAATTTTTACAAGTCTTAGGTGCTTTCTTGTCATCTATGAAATTAAGAACAGCTTTTGCAAAACTAGAAAACCCTGTCACTCTAGGATTTGTCATAAGCATTCCACTTATAGCCTGTCTTTTTAATGCCATAAGTAAAAGTTCTTGTTGAAAAGTAAAACCACTTGGCATTTTTGTATTAGCTATCATTATGAGTTCCCCCTCTCTTAATCCAATAACTACCAGACGCAGTTCTATAATTATCTGCGTCAACATCAAAATAAGTTATTAGAGGTTTCATAGATTTGGAAAACCAATATTTACACTTGTCATTCCATTTACCATTTCTAGTAATAAACTTACCATGCTTTTTAGCATAGTAAGATATTTGGAAAGTTTCGCCATTTACCATGTCAAACCTCCAAACTCTATTGCAATTAAAATACATGCAGTACAAATTAAAAAGTTCATACCCAGTAAAAAAATACAATCTCTTTTTTGCGTTTTTTCTAAATCAAATAATCTCTTTCTTAATGAGAATATTAGATCGTTTTGTTTTTCGTTGTAAGATATTAATTGTCTATTAATATCGTTTTGTGCTTTATTACTTGCGTCTTGCGTTGCGTTCATTTTATACCTTTCTATGTTAGTTAGTATTCTGGGATATTATATTAAAATATCCCAGAAAGCAATAGTCTAATTTAGACTTTCTTGTTGTTGTTTTTCGTATAATAGTCTTGCCTCAATTTTGGCTTTTCTATCTACGTTTTTGTTTTTCATGCCTTTAATTCTTTCGGCAAGATTTTTAGGATTATAAATAACTAGCCCTGTACTATTAGTTCTAATTATTTCTGCGTCAGTAATATTAAGACCAAGTTCAGTACAAAGTTCCAATGCCTCGTCTAAATATTTATAACCTTTAAGACCAACTTTAATTTCTTTCATTTGGTCTAAAACAGATTGTATCCATTTTTGGTGTGCAATAACAAATTGACCTTTTGCCTGTTTCCAAGAAATTAAAAAGTTAAACTCTTGTTCATTACAAGCAATAGACCTATCTCTACAATAATCTCTACCAATTAAATCTAATTGATATTTCTCATTCCATTGTTTGCCATAGCCACTATCTTTGTCGCCAAGATATTTATTATTGTTATCACAATATTTTGTTTTGTGAGGGTTGTTATCTTTTCCCTCCTGTTCAATCAAAATATCTGGGTTGCAATCTTCCTGTGCTTTTAACTCATCACGAAACAAAGCATAACCATATTGATTATCACTATGATAAGACGAATTGCTATCAGTATCAAAATCGCCATTTAATTTAAAATCAAAATGCTTTTCAATTTGTGCATCTTCAATTTTTAAATTGTTGTCATAATCTCTAGTTTCTTTTTTACCCATATAGTGAAAATGAAAACAACTATCTTTTGCAATCGTACTTACATTTTCAAACTTATTTTGTAAGTAGTATGCTTTTTCAACATCATCTTCAGTATAATGTTTTCGCACTATTTTTTCTGCCACTTTCCATGCGTCATCATTTAACTGAATTTGGTCTGCTTTCAGTTCGTCATACTTTTTCTTTTCCTGTGTATCTTCTTGCTCTAAATGTACTCTCATTCTATTAGCAATCTTATTACGATACTCGGAATTTAATCGTATTCTACTCATGTTTCCTTTCGGTTGATTGTTTTTATTTATTTGCATAAAAATTAATTTATACTATTGAATTTATTTGTAAAGGGATTATATAAGATATTATGTTATTATTTATAAAAACTTAATACTAAATGAAAGGATTTCTGGGGTGTTGCTATCAGCGTGATGTACCCCCAGAAACCATACAGAATTTACGAATTTTGTGTATGTCATTAAAGAGTCGACCTACAACACAAAATCGGTTGTATTTGCACATGCTTAAAAAGGTCGTGTGCAACTACAACTAGAAAAATTTTTATTTTTTTTTGGGTGGGCCCGCCCGGGCTCCTCATAATTGTTTTTTTTGGGTGGGCCCGCCAGGACTCCCCATAATGTTTTTTTTTGGGTGGGCCCGCCAGGGCTCCTCACAATGGCCGCGAGCCAGCAAGCTTGTCAAGTAAATTATTTTTTTTATTATCTTGCATCTGGGATTAAATAGGATATATATACAGCTGGATCAGTTATCGCGCCGCCGCCGCTATTGCACAGGTAACCTGGCCTTATCTGGTCCATAACAAAAGGAGAAATAGTATGAAAGTTAAAATAAATATAGAATGGAGAAAAAGCAAACAGGAACCCGAGGCGCCTGAATACGTTATTCGAGACGCTTTGAAAATGGCCGGCTGGACTGTCGGACATATCGAGACTCAAGGCGTATGGGATGAAGACAAACCCGCAACGCCTCAAGGGCCGTGGAACCAGGACCGGCTGCCACATGAATGGATTGTCGATGGGTTTCTTACTGGGAAATAAATTTAGAGGCCGGCCCGCTGGGCCGGCCGCTGCACGCGCCCGGGATCCAGGACGTTGGGCCGCAAGCTCACAAGCTGCAAGCCTGCAAGCTCTCAAGCTTGACAATGGATCTGGGATATTGTAAGATAATTAAAAAGGAGAAATAATATGGACAATAAAGACTACACAAGACGTAACAGGTTCAACGGTGAAAGCGTTGAACTTACACCCGAGGAAGCTAAGCGCCATGATGACATTTTTTATTATGAAGCTCTTGCCACGCTCGAGGATAAAAAGGCAGGCATCGATGGCACTTCCAAACTTTGGGATAAGGTGCGAAGTAACCTGGATTGGTTCAGACAGCACAACGCCAAAGCTTATATGGTGTTATTAGACTAATGAAAAAAAATAGATACAATGCAGCCGGACCAGCAATGGTCCGGGTGCTGTTAATACATTCAGACTGGCTCAGGGACAATGGCCACAAGCTACAAGCCACAAGCTGTAGAGCTCAAGCCGCAAGCTTGACAAGGAAATATTATTGTCGTATAGGATATTATAAGAAAGGAAAAATTACTTATGTTAATAAAAGAAGCAAAAAAAATAATTATATCATTAAGCAAGCCTGACAAGATGCCTGGATATGCTTACGGCATACCGGCGCCCGAATGCAAAACCGGCTCAAAGCTCAGGCTAATTCCTAACAGCGTTTGCGCTGGCTGTTATGCCATGAAGGGTAACTATATTAGATTTCCTGAAATTATGAAGGCGCAATATAAAAGACTGGCAGCGTTGCAGGACCCGCGCTGGGTAGATGCGATGGCCACTGTTATAAACTCACGAGCCGTGAGCAAACATAAAGTTTTTAGATGGCACGACGCCGGCGACGTGCAAGACCTGGACCACCTGAACAAGATCTTCGAGGTGTGCAGGTTAACGCCGGGTATGCAGCACTGGATGCCAACGCGTGAAGCCTGGATAAGGGACCACCTTGAGCGATGTCCAAAAAATTTAATTATAAGATTATCAATGACAATGATTGACCAGGCAGCCGCTGGGAGCTGGCCGCATACGTCGACTGTTACCACGAAGCCAGGCGCTCGAACCTGTCCGGCCCCGGACCAGGGCGGCCAGTGTGGCAGCTGTAGACAGTGCTGGTCTCATGATGTAACTAATATCAGTTACGGTAAACACTAATGTTTAGATCCCCGAAGTATTATGCAGAGCTCAGGAAGAACGTCAGGCAGCAAGCTAGCAAGCTCACAAGCTCTCAAGCAAACGAACCGAGGGTTCGAGCCCGCAAGCCAAAGGCTCAAGCTTCAAGCCAGAGTCCACAAGCTCCAGGATCCTCGAGCCTGGGTACAAGCGAACCTTCCCCTTGTCCGGGGTACAAGCAACAAGGATAAATGTATTCAAATTATGTTTCATGTGAAACGCTATTTGGTGGGGTGAAAAGCGTATTTTATTAACTAATGTTAACTTTAACTCAACAGTGAAAAACCTGCCAGAATCATTATAACCCAATAGATCGGGAGTGCCCAATAAGCTACGGTTTTCCAGTCTTGTCCAACTAATTTTACTTTTAATTCCTTTAAGCTCACGCCATAAATCCTTTTCTAATTTAATCAAGTTAACGTACTCCTCGATTACAATTTAGAAATGATCTTTCCCATCTTAATTTTGGGTGCAGCACAAGTTAAAACTAATCGATGTGTCTCTTGTTCTTTAATACCAATTATTTTATTTTCAAGAAGTTTCGCACCGGTAATGTCATAAAATTCTCCATTAGGTAATTCGATTTGAACTCTTGCGTTTTGGCATGTTGGAGACTTAAAAAACTTGTCTAATCCGTGTCTGAATGTCTTTCCGTCTATCATATTTCTAGGGTTGTTTTATATCCCATATATTATATATTAGCAAGTATGAGTCAAGAAATTGTCAAAAAGAAGGCAGCATACCCAACTGAACTTACAGAAATGCAGAGAAGATTCTGTGAATATTTGATTATGAATGAGGGTAGAACTACCAGAACTGAAGCAGCTATACACGCTGGATACAGCCCAAAGTCTGCTACACAGGAAGCGGCAGGATTAATACAGAATCCAAAAATACAAAGATATCTACAACATAGATCTAATGAGATTAACAGAGCATTTACTGTTACAAAAAACAATTATGTTAGACGTCAACAAGTATTATCGCAGGCATTAGTAGAACAAGGTAAGATTAAAGATGCTGCACCATTTGAACAATTAATTGGTAAAGCAACAGGACAATTTGTTGAGACTCATTTACATGGTAATTTAAGTGATATGGCTAAAGAAGAAAAGCTAGAAGAAATTAAAAGATTAAAAACTTTACAAGAAGAAAGATTAAAACTAACTAATGAATCTTCGTTATCTTCTTCACCCAAGCCATCGGAATCATCGTCCGATCCCCAAAAGTAAAACCGTCTTCATCTTTATCGTAAGACGCAAATAACTTAATTGAGTTTTTATCTTTGGAATACAACCAACCTTCATTAATTGGTTTAGCAAATTTCATTCTATCAAACTCTTTATCAGAGGCCCAACCAGAATCGCTAACACAATCAATCCATTCAACTCTTACTCTAGAATAAGGAATGTCTGAACTGCTATCGTTGATAACTCTTTTTCTTTTCTTTTTGGGCATAGCTAACGTATACACCTCTCTCAATGATTTTTAAATTTAAAAATGCAAATCATATGCGCGCGTCCCTTATTTTGTTGGTATTGCTTGCTTATTTGATCATTTTAGTAAAATTGTATCTTTTGTAACCAATTGTATCCTGCTCTAGGATACAAATTTGAGCGAATAAGTGTTGGTATACAACAATTCTAGAATTTGTACCAATTGTAACCACTTTTAAAAAAAATTTTTTTTATTTTTTGTTTTTGTTTTGAAAAGGGTATACAAAGGGTACAAATGAAATTAGCCTATGATTTACTACACTTTTTGATCATTTTTTGTATCCTGAGCCTCTTTTGCCTGGGTACAATTTTGATGATATTGGTCTACTTTCTTCAAGAATGCGTGTTGATAGCGTACGAATTCACGTCCAGACACCTCAAACTTCTGAAACATAAAATCTTTGGTGCACATTAGAATGATTCCAGACTGTATTTTGGTACCATAAACATAGTTATGGGCCATGCAATATGCCCCCAGCTGCTCAAAGTAGTCTTCAATCCATTCACGTCTCTTTGGTTTATTTGATTGCTTGAAGTCTATGATAGCCGGCTGGCCATCGAAGATTCCTACAACGTCAGTTGCTCCTGCATACAACCCAGGATAGTATAACGTCACCTCTTGGCCCCATACCTCTTCCAGGTCCCTGAGCCCTGATTCTATAATCTTGTGTGCCATAGTCTCGGCCTGTACACCCAGCGGTGTAAGGTCCTTGTGCCCCGAGCCGTCAATGTGTGCTTCTAGGAAGCGGTGCATTGCCGTGCCACGCTCGGCTGCCAAGTCTCGCTGTACGTCCGCAGTCTTCGGACCAAGGCGCTGTCTCCATGCTTCAAGAGACGCTTTCTTCTCGTCCGACTGGCATGCGGAAAGAATCGTCGTTACCGACGGAAGCTTTTCTTCGCGAATGTCATAGTGTCGTTTACCACCAACCAATGTACGCATTGACCGTGGGTAATCGTATAATCTATTAAAGTTATAACTCATTTCTTATTCTTTTCTTTCTGTTCTAACTTC